ACGATGCAACTGCATTAGTTGTGACTGCACCTGCTCCCATCTCATTGGAAGTAATTGTGCCGACCTTCATCTTGCCAGCAGTTAATGCAAGCGTAGTATTTGCCAAGGCATCAGCAGTAAACAATGTCTCGTCAATGATGTTATTCATTAACGTGCTTGTGATTACTTCGTTTGTTGCGAAAGTGTGCGTTGTTTCTACTACTCCAGGCATATTACGTTTGGGAAATGATTTGTCGATTTGTCACAGAACCAGTGACCTTTAGGGATGTTATCTTAGGGGAACCAATCGTGCGTGTCAAGGTTAGGCTTCCAACATATCCACGAATACCACCGAGACGAAATCTAATATTGCCTGTCTCATCTTCATTAACTGCTCCAGTGCCAAGAACTACTCCATCAAGGAATGTAGTTGTTGTGCCAATGCTTTGATTGTTATCTGGATCTTCTGCGGCAAAGGAAATACTATACTCTCCTAGTCCAGAATCAATGCATTGCATTGTGATCTGACCATCAGTGAAACGTTTCCGATCAAGATTTCCAAAGGAGTATCCTCTAGTTGTTAATGATGAGTTGATTGAAAAGCTAGTTACAATACCATCTGACACTAAACTATCGTTTGATGTATCTGCTGCCTCAAGTTCATGTAAACCACCTAAAGAAGTTACGGCATAAATGCTATTTCTTTCTGCTGCACTACCAGAAATAAGGTTTTTGATGATAAAATCACCAGCCCCGAACGTGTCAACAGACTCCCATCCTTTGTTTAGGAAGTTGAATATCAATATTGTATTGTTACCACTTGCATCATTGGCTCCAGCAATCGAATCTAATGCAACTGCAATGTAATATCTGTTGTTAAACAAGATTCCCACTGCTTCTTTAGCTAGATTTTTATTGATTCTATCAATATAAGGTTGGATATTCTTAGAAATAGGTTCATCTGCGCCACGAAGGTTGTAGTCATTCAAGAACTCAACAGCATAAATACCATCATCAGACAGGAAAAACATAGCATTTCCCTTCATCACGACACTTTTCTTAGCCAAGCACCCAACCTCAGTGGTTAATGCTGTAACCTTGGTGTCATTCAGACTACCAGTAGTCCCACTTATCAAGTGTAAGCTATTACGATTTAGGACAACTAGCTTGTCATCATAAAACCCCTGCATGGCTACAAGGTAGTCAGTAGTTCCACCAGTAATTCGAAACTGATTAGCAATCTGGTCGAACGTGTGACTATCTAAAATGTCAGAAACGGAAATCTCATCGGTGATCTTCCTGTCTGTATAGGTTGGTGAGCTAAACGTGCCAGTAGGAGCGTAGTAAAACGGAACCCACAACCTGCGCTGGAAGTATGTCCCCCACGGTGGGGCTGGTTGATGGATGAACCCACCACCTACGCTGAACCTCCCACCGAACTCAAGGTTTCCAGTAAATGAACCCTTAGTTCCAATAGGAGCATAAAAAGTAACTGTTCTAGTATCTGCGAAAACAACTTCAAATTCTTTACCCACAACCTCAGCAAATTCGTCAATCGTAGACTGGTAAACAATAATACTGTCGCCCTTTATCAATGTAGTGTTTCCAAGCGTAGCTTTATCAACAGTAACTAATCCATCGGATGCTGCAACATTACCACCAGCAACAGTGAATATCTGCGGTTGAGTGTATACGCCTCCAGGGCATAGAGTGAACCCAGCAGCTAGCACAGCATTTGTAACTACAAACGTCTGCGTTTGTGAAGTTGTAAAAGTATATGTAAATACATCCTTATCAGTAATAGATACAACCGCAAACGTGCCATTAGCTGGTGTTCCTCCAGTTAGACCGCTAACAATAATTTCATCTCCTACTTTTAAACCATGGTCTTTAATCCTCATGGTTACAGTGAACGCAATAGAACTAGCACTCTCGATTTGCCGTCCATTAGGAAACCATTCAAACGCTTGGAATCCATCACGGAATAAAAACACACGATCAAACGCTTGTATCATGTCAGTGTCTCCAGATAACGATTGTCCCGTAGGATATTCAATATCCTGCGTAGTATAGCCATTCAGATCAACCAAGATAGCTTTAGTATCTAATGCCAGCACCACGCTCTCAGCATTGCTAGAGTTTGGATCGCTGAACAAACAAGACGCTCTGACATTCACGTTAGCAGCATCATTGATTGGAGTTGTAGACAATGTGCCAACTTGATCACTGATCGAAGTCAAGCTAGGAACTGTATACGTCAAAGTATTAGCACTTGCTACTGTCAAGACAAAGTCTCCATCCATTACAGCATCTCCCACTAACCCAGTAATCCTACCTAATGCCGTGCCTGTCAACCCATGAGTGGCAATAGTTATAGTAACAACTCCCGCCGCTACACTAGCCGCAGTAATACTCTTAGCTACATCAATCAGAAAGAATGGCAACTGCAATGGACTACCACCACTCGTCAACGATCCTGTCCTAGCGACAACACCTTTCCGTGGCTTCCAATACCCTTCCATCCTGCCATTCAACGACTCTCTTACCTCACCAGCTTCTAACTGATTCAACTGTAGTCGCTGATTAACACTTACAAACCCACCGTCTCCATCAGAGGCTTGGGCATCGTCCATCGCACTACCACTCTGTGCATACTGTGACATTACAGGTAATAAGCAATAGCCAACCCACTTGTCAACTCACACTGATCAATTCTACCACCAATGCCTACTCCCGCAGGAATTGTAGGGCCGATAAGTTCAGCGTCATTGTCTAAATTGGTTGAACCAAAATCAGCAAATACACAGTCACTAAGACACTGAATCCAGCGAATATTTATCGCACTGTCTCCAGCCGCCAATACCTTGCCACCACCTTGTCCTTGTAAATCATAACTAACTGGGCTACTCATGCACGTGTTTTATCATTTTTCGGGGAGATGTCAAGTTTACATATTCGCACTTTGGATAATTTTTAGGAGGGGGGGGGATGGAATAGCTATTCAAACGCCTGGCTTTACTCGACCCCCTCCCCCCACTGTTCACGCTAACACTGCACGCCTGAACATAATAAACATCCGTTTGATTGATACGCCCGCTTAAATCATCCGCTCGATCTTGCGCAACGTAGACGGCTCAAACGTACGCTTGCAATGATCGCTTGACCCGCTATTAAAACGTACGCTTGAAACGTCCGCTTGCTATGACCAAGTGAAACGCCCGTTTGATCATCCGCTTGCCTTACTCGTACGAACGCTGCACAAATGAACATGATTGCCCTGGTTGCTGGCATGATACGAGCCGTGAATAATTGTAACGTATATGTTAAGTAAATCTATTCACAGAAATTAAATCTTTCCGGCGTGGCCCTAGAAACATTGTGAGAGAATGCTTGTGGGATTGTCGACAAGTTGTGAGCAATTTAAAGCTTGACATGATTTAAGAAATGATTATACTTGAATTATAACTGCCTCACACTGCACTGGTGATGCATTGCATGAATGCCATTGTTAATGATTATTATTGATTGAGTGCAATAGATATTTACTAGCCTATTTACTAGCCTATTTACTGCCCTATTTACTGCCCTATTTACTCCCTATAATAACCGCTATTATACTCTCATTAATTGCCAGTGATTCGCTACTACTAGGAGCATAGTAATTACGCTTTACCTTGCCAACAAACCCGATAATCCGACAAATAGCCCTGGCAAGTGAAAAATAAGTACGCTTGTAATGCCTTGTAGAATATAGGGAAAATGATTAATTGAAAAATAATTGAAAAATAATGAAGAAAGTTATAGACAATGCCTCAAGATTTGTTAAGTTTGTCCCGCCGCGCCGAACAAGGCGGGGAACACAACACAATAACACGATATGAAAACTACCAACGAACTCATCCAGAAAATTGAATCAGAAATAAACATGACAGGTCAAGCAGGGCTAGCCATGGGAACGCTCATTGAGCGCCTTGCCTATGCGGAAAAAATAGGAAGATCAGCATTGAAAAATCTGCAAGTTGTTTACGAGTCAACTGGAAACGATGTAATGGCGGATGTGATTTCTAGACAATCGAAACAATTTGACGAAGTCCTCGCGTAACACAACAAACAAACAAACAAACAAACGAAAGAAAATACATTATGACCAAACAAACAAACAAAAAAAGAAATACATTACTTGGCGTATCTAACGCTAAAACCTCAAAGGGTGAGGAAATCGGAGTCATGACTGGGATATTGTACCTTGCTCCTCACACCATAGCGGGGCGCAACGTGTGCCCCTTTGCAAGCATTGGATGCACTATAGCTTGTCTCTATAAAGCGGGGCGCGGAATGTTTAACTCAGTTCAAAAAGCCCGCATTGCTAAAACGAATCTTTTCCACTTTTCCCCGCGCGCTTTCGTGGAAATGTTAGCGATTGACATTGCCGCGCTTGTCAAAAAAGCGGAAAAGGCGGGAATGATCGCGGCAGTGAGACTGAATGGTACATCTGATTTACCTTGGGAAAACCTAAAAGGTGAATTAGGAGTGTCACTGATGGAAAGATTCCCGCAAGTGACATTTTACGACTATACTAAAAACCCATCAAGAGCCATTGCATATGGCTTGGGGAAGCTACCAAGCAATTATCACGTTACCTTTTCCCGCTCCGAAAGCAACGCATCTGCAGTGCTTTCAGTACTTGATACAGCGTGTAATGTTGCGGCTGTATTTGATACCAAAAAAGGCGAGCCATTACCCGCAACATGGGCGGGGCGTGAAGTAATTGACGGAGACATCACAGATGTTCGCTTTTGGGACAAATCGGGAGTTATAGTGGGACTACGCGCAAAAGGTAAATCAGGAAAGGCCGACGAAAGCGGCTTTGTCATTTCCACCAAGTAAACAAAAAAACAGGGGCGCGACTGAATACGCGCAATCAAAAAAAATAAGTAAATTAACCAGGTTAAATATATGAAAAAATCAAATCACTATCACACCACCACCAATCGAACCACTGGCATTCTTGCCGCTCTCGATTATCTCAGCGATAAACCAGAGAAGAAACCCACTATCACAATTCTCCAAACGTTCCTACTGCCTAGAGCCTTGCTC